ACGGGAAATCAGATCTGTGCTTAAAGAAGACAGGGTCTCATCGTGTCGCTGGTTGATTGAAATCTCTGTAATTTGTTTTTTTCATGCAGAACTATAGGACTATGATTGCCAGGTGCTCTCTGTCTCATCTACAGTGTCAAGCAGATTAGTGGGGTGATGAGATATATCTCGGTCTGAAGATGACCATATGTCAAAGATAGGTGTTCTCTTTCTGACAATCTTGTAACACAATTTTTTATTGAATTCTTGGCATAATCGGCCAGAGAAGTAGCCATTGACCTTTCCTACAGGATCCACTGCAAGAACTCTGATCCATGATGCCACACCAGCGACATTGGAGCTTAAAGGTAGACGCTTGATGACATGACCCGGGCCTGTTGTCTTCCACGTAACCATTTTCCTAAGCGTCTTCTCATGCTCCCATTTCCGAAGATAAATCACGGGGGCGTGAAGGAAGAATTCATCCAGGTACCTGTAGAGTCTTGCATCCCTGTTGATCCAGGCAATCCAGTATCCAGCTCCCAGTATGGTTACCAGTGCGTGGATCAGGGCTCCATCACTCGGAATGATCCAATCACTTTGATGTTCTGATGTTACATTGATGACACTGTTGATCGCTATAATTAAGGATGAGAGCACATCCGAATACTCATGAAATGTCAAAGCTCTCTCCATCCTCTGACTTATACTATAACATAACCCGCTTTCCACACCCATTGCAGTCAGCATCGTTTCTAATTGCACTCTTTTATTGGGGATCAGCTCATAAGGAACACCTCTCAAGGTTAAAGAGGGCACCAATGTGACAGCTCGATCCATCTCACTTTGGTAAGTGGACATAGCCCACGACTTCTGTATTCCATTGATCAGTGAGGCTCTTTGGGGAAACTTATTCTTGTCAGTCCTGATCCTCTTCCTCAGGAAGACAGCATAGAGCTCAGACGTGAATGATGCACTCATGCTTGTTGTGACTAGATATACTCTCTGGAAATATTTACCTAGTCTACCTATTATATTGCAGTCCAAGTGCTCAGCCAAGTCTGATCCATAGCACTTGTAAATCAAAGTCCCTTTGGGTGATAGCAAATCCATTCCATTCGTCTCCAGCAACATTTCTATCTCCCCCTGTGTGGCCTTGGATCTAATCTCCATATCAAACACCATCAAATCAATATGGAGACCATGGTTTGATATATGCCTCTTGAAGTTTTTCCATGTATCCGGTTTGGATAGGTCAGACGGTTCCATCCACGCTGTTTCACCATTGACACACCTGGATGGATCTCGGGTGCAATCCAAAATTGCGGGTGGAAGTCCCGGTGATGATCCCCGGAGGCTTGCTCCTACATACTCCATCAGAGAGTTGTATATGTACCTAGACCTTACATTCAGCCGAGACAAGCAAGCACTCATTCCTCCTGATCCATCTCCACCACAGAGAAAATCGGTATATGATATTCCCATACGAGTGATAATCGCTCTCAACTTGTAATGTGCACCGGTGGCCAATTGGGCTAAACGTAGCCCTGATATCAGGGGAGATTGAATTTTGGGTACAGATGGTACTGAAGTTGGATCTGAGTTGATATCGGATTGATCGGAGAAGTGGATTTCCACCTCATATATATCCCCCACATACTCCGGGCCCCAATCTCGTAACTTTGATTCCCCCTCGTCCTCAGCAGACTGAAGGTTCTTACATGCATGCCGCACCTCTTCACTACATACCACTCCCCCTCTGAACAACTCCGTTGGGATGGTTTTTATGTCTGCTTGCTGTCGTAATGCTGTGGACAACTCTCGATAGATCTTCACCTGTGCCTCTAATTGTTTTCCCTTCCTCTCTGTTTGAAACAGAACTTTCAAGACTAGGGTGCTAAGTAAATAGGGTCCTATCACCTCCCCTCCCACCATGTCGGAGAAGATCAGCAATTGTTTGTATTTCTCCTCAACGTGATCAAACTTGTCCAAGATGAAGGCCTGCTTCTTTAACCATGACCTCACCATGAGCCCTACATCACGGTCAGTGACAGGAAATGTAGGTGGTACTTTGTGGGGAGATCGGACCAGTTCTGTGAGTACAGGACCCTTTCTAATCAAGGCCAAAAACCCCTTGTTTTCGGACAACCCGTTGATGCAGTGGAGAACAGAGCCCATCAATGTGGATTTCAACTGTTTTATATGAATCAAGTTACGTCGATGTATTGTATTAATACATGCCGATCTAAGAATGCCATTTAGAACACCCTCCAAATATGCCTGTCCAGTAACCTTCATCTGTATAGAGAGAGGGAAAAGAGAAGTCTCCTCTAAGTACAATTGATCACCCAGTATCATATTCCCGATGAGGAAACCACCGACCCGGCCCGCTTGATAAGAAATCTCGTTCGGTGATAGATCACTCACAGACACAGATCTCAGATCATATTTGGGTTTGATCTTAAACCATGCTGTGTGGGCGGGTTTCCATTTTTCTAAGATCTTACTGACATCCGGGTGTTTGTACTCTATGAGACTATCCAGTATAGGTTCAGTGATCTTCCTGAGACAAAGATTGCAGGAAAGGTGGAGGTGACCAACAGCTGAGTCCATCTTGGTTTCCCAGCTTTCAATCATGCTCAACTGTCCATACAAAATACTGGGTTGGAACATGAAGTCATAGTTGTCTCCCCCAATGATTTCGAAGGTGTCAGTTGATACAATAATCCAACTAAGTTTGCTAGGATTGCAAGCTGCATATCCTCCAGAACTCATGCGAGAACATGAGAACCGGTGAAGTGCAGATCCGGTTCGTCTAAATCCTGAACACTCTTGATCCCATCTTAGGCCTGTTAATCCTTCCAAAACAGATAAGATTGAAGTTCCGAGTTTACTCTCTATATTGACAAACCAATGTATGGCATTCCTCAATTTTACGGCTCGTTTGATCAAACTAACATTGTGTTCTCGTTCCCATGGCTGAAGGATGCTAGTGCTCTCCGAGGTTCTAGACCCTAGGTAGGCTGTGTAGGGACCTTTCTTCAATCGCCAGAGGTTCAACCCTTGAGGGGCAATGCAAGTTATGTAGTCTGGTGTTTGTCCACTGCATTGGCTGCAGGACCCTGTGAACAGCTTTAGTCGCCCGAACATTTCCAGAGGATGCGGTATTGTGGTGCCGACAACTTTCCGGCCCCAAGAGCTGTACCTGAGACGATCTGCGTGATGAGAGGAGCATGACCAAATCCCTACATGAAGTTTTATCCCTCTGCAAAGGTGTCGATATGTCCCAAGTTCACACTCCCAAGTCAGCTGGTTGATATCTCTTGTGAGTCTCTTAGAGAAAGCCGCTCGGATGGTTCTCGAGTTTTGGAATAGTCCAACTAGGCCATCGGTGACACCAACAAATGTTGCAGCTCTAAACTCACTTAAAAACTTAGGGAACAAGGGTTCTATGGACCAAAGAAAGTCCATCAGTAACTTTTCTTGGGAATTTAAATAAACAACAGCGTCTCTTATGGTTTCATTCTTGATCTCACTGACTCCCTCGATTAAGGACTTCTTAATCTCTGTCTTTAGTAAGTTAGTCAAACTCATATTCTTAGGAATGTTTAATGAGTTCGGCTTCTCAAGCAGCTTGGCAAAATCCAATGAATTGTTTGCCTCTCTAATGTGCGGATAACCGCAATCTATCGCGATTTTCCGCAACTCAGGTGTAGATGCATGTAGATGGACAACCTTCCAGAAACTCAGTCCCTCGGTCACAGGATCTGGGAAGGACCGACACAAAAACCGAGCTAAAGAAGTCCCGCAGGCACCACCCAATGATGGGTCCAAATATAGGGATTTGATCTTGTAGATTTTGTTTCCTTTGATGTCTTTGAGAAATCGGGAGATGGGAGCCCCCAAGACTGGATTGTGCCGCTCTATCATCAATCGAGTCATGTTTCCAAAGAAGTTGTAATACATGATCCCATCTAGGGGGCTCGAGTCAAAATGGGCAATAGTTAGACAATTCGTGCTAACTGTACTCATAATATTCCCATAGGACAGTATTTGGTCATTTGTGACACACATAATTCGAGATAAGCGTTTAGTAAATAAATTCAAAATTCTGCCTCTAAAGACCGGAATCTTTCCATAATTTAAATAATCTGCAGACTGCATAGTTTCGTCCTCATTAATAATCAATCCCAATTTATTCGTTCCTTGATTGATAGCTGCCATAATTGCATTATTGTTCTCCCATATTGACTGCAAATTGACCCGCAGATCTAGTTCACTTTCTGAAGGGCGGAGCTTATACTGAGTGCAGATCACTTGGTTGTCTCCCTGAGCCAAAATTTTGACAGCTGTGTTACGAACTCTAGCTTCTCTTATGATCATCAAGAGTCCTACAACCGTCCAACCCTTCTGTCTCAATCCTTCTAACCCTCCAGCTTGACCGTCCCAACAGACTATATTGGTTCCAGAGTTGATCAGTCGCCCATCAACAACTGCCATCAAATCAGGCCTACCATTATAATAAATCCAGCTCTGTTCAAAGAACTCATGTGTTCGATAGATTAAATTTGGTAATCCCAAGAACTGTCCCATGACCTTAAAGACAGGGCCGGTGGCGTCCTTTCTTTGATGATTGTTCCATTTTTCATAGTCAATGTGATTGGCGATGCAGATTTGTGTGTAGTCCTCTCCGCCCTGACCTTGGGTTCTGTCCATCAATTTCGATATCACTGTCGTCATGTCATCTGCCATTGTCAACCCATTGAATAATGGGACGAAATGCTCCTTTATAAGATATTCTGTAACAACGAAATATTCCCTCAATCTCCAAGACATCAAAGAGAAGAATCGTCCCTTAATTTTTACTTCACGCTCTTTCCCTTTTAACCCAATGATGAGATCATTTGCAGGCAGGCCCTCGTTATTAACTTTCTCAAGGAACTCCGGCCAATTAGTCCCAGGAGTATGTAAAAGAGTGTTCAACACCTTCTCTGTGGGGATAACTTCGCCGGGATGCAATTGTAAGAAGTTGATCACTTCTGATCTAGTCCTAGAATGACTTTTATCCGAATAAAGGAGACTGGGGTCAATGACGTCTGGAATATCGAAGCATTTGATTAAAGGGAGATTGTTCCAATTGTCCCCGAAATCCTCAATGACCTTCGGTGTTGGCCAAACATTGTCTTTGATGTACTGCCTTAGCGGATGCTTCTTGGTCAATTTTGTATGATCCACATACCATTTTTTGTCTTCAACAAATTTCTTCCTTAAAACGATGTATGCCAAATCACTCCCCAATTTATTTGCATATGCATGATCTATCACCTTTGGTACTGTTACCTGCTCGTGCAAGGCTTGTAACCCAACCAGGTATTCCAGAAACGGATGCCCCCAATGGCGGAAAGAGCCATAGACGACAGTCAACAGTTCGATGTGGGGGACGTCCAAGAGATGTTTACAGAATTGTTGAGATTCCCAACATTCTTGGCTTAGTTCATCTATCGACTGCTTGACATGTCTTTCAAAGTTGGGGAATTCTGGTATAAGTGGTCTAAACACATGAGCGAATTCACAGTACTTGTAATTGCATATAGGTTCCAAGATTTTAATGGTGTCATAGGCTGTGTTTCCCAATCTCATCAGGACGGAATCACCTTTTTTGTACAGCAAGGCCATGTACTCTACATCCATGTCTGAAAACTGAAATTCTGTTCGGTATACCATTCCCAGGAGTGTATTGAATCTAGCAATCCAAGTGTCTTTCATCATCAACAGAAACAGCCTATCAATCAAGACCTTGTGATCAGAAAAGAAACACACCTTCCCTACAATGTAACATGGTCCAAGGAGAGTTTTGAGCTTGTAACCTACGGTTTCATTCCCTGCTTTGACACTCTTGTAGGTCAAGATGTCTTTTAGTTCTTTTCTTTCCGTCTCAGAGTTTGAATTCATTAGTAGGACGATGTCGTGTGCCATCAAGAACAACTCCCCCCATTTTAAAGATGATTTGGGAACTCTCCTTCCTTGAGACGCAGTGTTTTCCACTCGTTTGTTAACCCATCCCTTGTAAAATGCTTCGATTACCGGGAATGTGATGTCGGACTCCGCCCTCACTGTCTCTAAGAAGTTTCTAACCCTCGTGAGGGGGTATTCCTCAGATGACGAAATCTTTGCCCACCAGGAGTGCAGTTGATGAGGAAGCTTAACGTTATCAAAATTTACATCCAGTTCATTAAACAAAGCATCCCGCCTCTTCCAATCTATCTGCTCAAATGGCTTTGGATAATATTTGTTCAATCTGTGATGTATATAACCGATTAGATCATCCGCAACAAGGGGAGAATTCAAACTATAATCATTCTGGTTTAAATGCTGGAAGTGGAATCTAAGATCCTGAAATTCACCATCGTCTGATGATTCAAAATCCGTTGGTGTCTCGAAGTCATCAGATGACTCCGAAAAGAAGAAGTCGTCTTCTTCCATGATTCCTCGTTGATTTTTTTCATGTCGGCACTCCCTGGACACTAAAACTACCCAAACCCTGCGAGTTCGGTCATTTCCTGTTCTTTCTGACCTCTTTCTACTGCCTTGAAAGGCTCACGATTCCTTTTCCACTTCAAAAACATCTTAACTGCAACATAGCAAGCTAATCCTATACCCAAAATCACAGCAATATGGATCAGTTGGTCAAAGGCTTGAGAAAAGAATGATCCAATCCGAGAGAAGAAAGTTCCTGCAGAATTGACGATTACATCGCCTACATTTTGGCTGTGATCCATCACCAACTCTGAGCGTCCTTTGTCTTTGATTTGATGTGAGTAAGGATGGAGTAGCGGATGTGGCATAAACTTCACGTACTGTAAGGCATGCATTTCGGGATTCCACTCGTCCCCCAGCAGATATCGAATCGGATAAATGATTCTCCCATGATCAGACATAATCCCATTGAATCCCTGCTTTAGATTCTCCTTGACGGGAATCCAGTCATTCCACCCCACACATTTGAGTCTAGTGTTTTCGGTCACTAATCCTATACACGATTCATTCCCTTCCAGAGGAATGTGAGCAATTGCATAGCGTGCAGTAGCCATTTCCAAGGAGCCATTGATGATTCGATAAACTGGGTGAACACCAACATCTCGGGGATGGAAATATTGCAGGCTTCTGAAGCTTATAGTTCCAGTGGCTTGGATAGTTTCCAACACATTGAGACACTCAATATCCCTCTTCATATCCTTCAACTGAAATTGGAGATCATCTTCTGCGTACGCAGGAGACACTGATCCGGCTTTGGTGTCCTCTGGGCATCTGGACAATGTTTCGGGGCCGAGCTTTGATATGTCAGGGAGAGCAAACCAAATTCCATTGTGAAGATGTATACCCTCCTTACCGCAGAAATCGAGATAACATGCGCCCTCCATTGTGGTGGCTGGAAGATGATGGCTGACGAGGGTGTAGTCAGACCATGATATATTCGACCCGCTTGAGGCACGTTTCATCAGCTCTGCATGCTCGGTAACCTCGGTTCCGCACATATTGTGAGTTTGCTGATCGGGATCCTTCAGCCATAGAACAGTCGAATGCTCAGTCGGGCAGATTTGGTCTTTACAAGATCCCTTGAGGAAAATGCTGTCAACCCATTCCATGGTGTATGGATTCAACCCAACATTGTGAGTAGTTAGATGAATTTCAGTCACAGCTTCTTCATTTAAGGAGTTCCAATAACAGGACTCAGGGGGGTAGGAGCCTGATTCTAGGATGCCGTGCTGTTCTAGGTTGACGGCCTCTCGACATTCAGCTTCCGTGGGGAGCAACGGCTCCACCCGTCTGGTGACAGTCGCTGAAAAGTACCATGTTTTTTGGCAAGATGTCACCCACCTTATTTTGTGACACAGGTATCCTTCAACTAAACCTGAGCTAAAATGGTCAAACCTCGTAAGATTGAACACTTTATGGCGAACTCCAAATCTACCTGTGCGTTTTGCCCTATGAGGACATTCCAAAGAGCTCACTGATATAGGTTTCCAGCTTTCACTGAGACGAAGCGGAAGGAGTATTGTTCCATCCAGATGGTCACTTTTCTCCACAATAGATGGATCCTGCAATGGTGCTGGAGTAGGACCACCAGAGGTTCCCGCGGCCCTTCTGGCTAATAGAGAGAGTATGATGAGCAAAATCATGATTGCTCGTTGATTTTTTTCATGTCGGACGGTTTAAAGCTCAGCAGGCATCAGATAAACCAAATCTTGCTCTGTCTTCTTGAGCTTGAACGGAAGATTTATATTCCATTCAGTCATCGGTGGAGGAATCGTCCCATCCTTCAGAGGGGCATAATACAACACATCAAAAGGAGCCCCGACTCTTCGAGACTTCGTCATGTTGTTGATGAATCGAACCTCACAAGGATGTCCTTTGTATGCAGTATCAAATGAGATGTTTACTGGTCTCAACGTGTTTGGGTCAAACTCCTTAATAGTGTGGGAGAAGGTTAAAACTTCATCTATTTGAGCGCGATACAGCGCTGAAAACGTGCAGCGAGGATCACGCTGTGCATGGACCCCCATACAGAAGAACATCCACGAATCTAGTGGGTACTGCCATATTGGGCAGCGGGCTTCATCCACCCAAATCTCCAATATCTTGAGACAGTCTCGTAGGCTAGAGACGGGGGTCTTGGTCTTGATCTCAATACTTGCCTGAACCCTCAGCGTGTGCTGAAATATCTCTAATCCTACATCGGGGGCACTGGGGTAGTTAAACCGATTGGGAGATGGAGGAGGCGACGACCCCTTTGCAGGGCTCGGATCCTTCTGAGAATTCTTGAACAAACGGAGCATTTTTTTCACGAGATTGCTCGTTGCTGCTTTATAGTTCGGGCCACTTGCAAAGCATTTGGATTTTCCTTAGCAGTCCGCCCTGACGCAGAATCTCCTCCAGAGCCTCCTTGTTGTTCTCAGAGCACGCCACGATCAAGTCAATGTCAACTCCGCTAAAGGATGGATTCGAACGCTTGATGAGCATACTCCCTGTTTTGTTCCGCTTGAACAAGATTCCTTCCTCAAGTCTCTCCAGAAACTGCAGTTTCCTCTTTTCAGAAACGTTCGGGATCCTCGAACCTTGAGACTTATCAGGGGCCGTTGAGGGACCGGGTTCAGCTGATTCCGCAGATTCCTTCTCCTCCGGTGATGGGTTTGGTGGCACAGGTGGCTTCGGGTGCAAGTCAGTGTAATACATGGTGATGCTGCACTTGCTGACCGTGCTTAACTCCGGTTTGACACTTAGACCAAGTGAGGACAGTATTTCATCTGTCAGTGTCATGGTAGCTTCATCTAGCTCAGCTTGAGATTTGATAGTCTTAAACGGAACTCGGTTGATCACCATGCTCTTGCAAAGTTTCCGGATCTGAGCTTTCCTTGCCGCCTCTTTCTCCACAGCTGAACACTCCGGAGTGCCCGCCAACTCTGCCCCAGGTGCTGTCGCTGGAGGGGGACATGACGAGCCAGTTTGACAGCCGGATTGACTCTCCGTCTCTTGCTCTTCCTCGCTATCAGAGTCGTAGGAGTCAGGCTCATCGTTTCCTGACTCCTCCTCCTTCTTCTCCCATGGATGAGGCACTTCAATCTGATCTACGGGAATCCCGGTTTCGAAGACTCCTTCGTGCTCTTCATCGTCCATAGCAGATTTGAGGTTGTTCTGAACCAAATCCCACTTCAGACTCTGAGAGAGCTTCTGAATCCTGGAGCGATCTCGTTCCATGATGGCTCGTTGATTTTTTTCATGAGAATTAACCCAGAGTTTTTAACAGCTTTCCCACGGTCCCATCCCTGACATCTGTGATAAGATTCACACGAACACGAACCCAGCGTTCTATCTCATCCGGCAATTTAAAACCGAAATCAGACAGATAAGCATACCACTCTTCTGGGTCGGCTCGAGACGGCACAGAACCTGATTGAGGCTCTTCGATTTGCTCCTCCTTTTCTGGATCAGGCAAAGAGGTGTTGTATGCCAGAGTGAAGGAAGGTCGAGTGCCGATCACATAAGCCACCACTTTCCCATTCAGGACACTGTTGACAGTGTCAACCTCTGCTCCCATTCTGGCATTTTTGGATCTCTTCGATCCCAAAAGGGTTCCCACTACATGGCAGAAAAGTGAGAACGATGGATTGGCCTGAGCAGAATAGGGAGAGCGATCACTCACACCAAGCTCCCTCATGTATGCCACATAGGAGTCTCCCTTGTCTAATTCCTCCCCCTCTTTGGCCATCTGGTCTAATTCATCTGCCATTCTGTTCGAATAGACCCACAGCATAAATTGCTCAATGCTGAGTCCAGTTAATTTTGTGATATGGTTCAAAGTTGTCAAGGCCGAACAATCTTTGAAACGAGACGGTAATGTGCCATACCTGACACTTGCTCGAGCTGAGGTCTTGAATTTGTTAAAATACATGTCCAAGCATGCGATTGCTGCATTGAAATGGGAATGCAGGATGATGTTCTTCATCTGGGTTAAAGCTCCAGGCTGGATTATAATGGCCTTGGGTTTGATGTTCTTGATATGCTCTGTAGCCCTCCCGTACAATTGATCCTTGTAGTCAACATGGGTGGCCCGAGAGTAGCGATATAGGAAGCATATATAAAATGCAATCCAGTCTTGGTCCTCCAGTGTGATATCAGGATTCGTCTCATTGTTGGGCAAGATTGAGTCCTTTTCCTTGACTTTCACAAGATTCCAGGGAGTTATCTCAGTACCCGCTGCTGCGATCTCGACGTTGAAAGATCGCCAATCAGATGCCAGAAGTTGCTTTTCATCCTGGAATACTTTGTAAAGAACTGCAGTTGCGGCTTCTGCTGTGAGAGTACCAGCCTCCAGAGCCTTTGCGGCATATTGGAGAAGGGCAAGTGTATCAGTTCCTTTGAACCCAACTATGATAGTTGGTTTTTCCTTGTGAGTCTCGAACCACGTTGATGCATACTGTGGTGCAGTGGACTCCTGAGGAAGAGTAGGCTTCACAGTCTTTCGGGACGAGAGCCGAAACACGGTGAGCTTCTCTCCTGAGGACATTGTGAGTACTCGTTGTCTGATTGATGTTTAACAGCAAGAGACTCTGTACCATACGAACATCATGAATGGCTTCCGT